ATAGGAGGTCCGAAAGTCGCCAACAATCCGATAAACCTTCGTAGCAACAACAACAAAAATATATAATGGAGGGTAAAAAATGAACTTATTTACTGTAGATCAAAAAAAGGAATCTGTAATGAACGAGATGTGTTTTGATAAGAATGCATCAACCATCGAAAAGCTTAATAATCAAAAGGTTTATGCGAAGGTCACCTATAGGGATGGGAAAGAACACTCGTTTAAAATTCGAATTTTTCAAAATTCTCCGTATGACCCATTGGGTGCATATGGTAAGAGAGAAAATTATATTGAAACAAAATTAAAAAAAGTTTCTAAAAATACATTTGACTTCTATATGATGTATTTAAAAACGAATAATTCTATTTATATGACAAAAGCTCAGAGAGGATTTTTAAATGACTAAAAAAGGACCACTAGGTAAAGCTGAAAAGTTTTATATCGAACAAAAATATGTGGATTTAGGATTAGAAAAGGTTTGCAAAGAATTAGACAGGGCTAAGGGGGTAGTAGAAAAACATGCAAAGACTCAAAAACTGGTTAAAGAAGAACCCTCCATAAGGCCGAAAAGTCGATTAGCTGAACAATTTGCTCAGTCAGGAGGTTCTACTATAATGACTGAAAACGCATCAATGATGGCTGATGATTTTAAAAGTCGTAAAAATAGTACGGAAAAAACAAGACAGTGTACAGTAACAATACGAAGATTGAACGATGAATAATGAAAAATGGCTACAGAGTTATAGAAGTAATAAAAGCGCCGTCTGGATGAAAATAAGGCTTACGGACGGGGAAGAATTTTTCTTCTCAGACAGTTCGGGCTGGAGAAAGATAAAGCGGCTCTGTAATGATAAAAATATTTTTATTGACGAATTGTACTTGCAATTTCGTTCGCATGAGGTTAAAATAGATATAGACAAAGCGGATGGTCTTTATTTCGTGAGATCTATATTGGGACAGATGGGGGGAGAATCAAAGCATTACTACACAACTGGAGTTTTTAAGGGTGGTAAGATGCATAAAAAGATGTGGCTTATACCAGAAGTAATTCCAGAAAAGGAGTATATTGATGAACTTAGCGAATGTTTCGAAGAGGCAATCATATGGAAGCATCATGATGAAAAAAAGAAAGAGAACCCATAAGAGTAAATATAAACATGAAAGCACTGGAGGCTATTGTACTTGTGCGGCCTACGTCGCAGAAATAATGTGTAAAAGAAACGCTGAAAAGAAAAACAAAGGATCTTTACCTTTTAAATTTTGGAATAAAAAGCCTTGGAATTGGACATTTAGACGACAAATAAATGCGGCCAATAAGCTTCTAAAAGACTATGATGAAGAAGCATTAGTCAAGGCTGTAAATTCATTAGAGTTTAGGGGAATTTTTTCTCTAAATCATCCAACAGCCGTTAAGATTATCAAGAAGTATCAGCTATTATTAAACGAGCAAAGTGATAAAAAGCAAAAGATAGAAGTAAAGAAAAATGCTGAACACCAGAAGAGACAATTCGGTAAAAAAAACATGTTAAACAAACTGAGGAATATAGAGAATGGCCAAGAAGAAAAGCTGTAAAGTAGAATTTGCTGACGATCCCGTTAGTAACCAAATCAACAAGAAGTACGGCGACATCATTGAATCTGGCAGCAAGGTTCTGGAAGCGTTAGAAAATTTTGAAACAATCGGAATTTCTCCATCTTTAGATATTGCGCTTGGTGGAGGTCTAAGAGAAGGAAGCTGCGTGGTCATGACTGGTGATCCTAAAACCGGAAAAACAACTACCGCCCTATATTTTGCTGCTAAAGCACAGAAACTAGGTAAAGTAGTATTTTATCTTAATACAGAGGGTAGATTGACCAAGGAAAATTTTAAGGGTATCAAAGATTTAGATATTGATAACCTCAAGATTGTTCAAGCTACAGATAGTGAACCCCTAGTATCTGCCGAAAAGTATCTAAATACACTTGAAACATTGATCAAAAATGTTCCTAATCTAGTTGCTATTGTAGATTCCACCTCCAGCATGGTTCCACAAGATGAACTCGATGGAGAAATTAGAACTGGTGTACGCAATGCATTACCCAGACTCTTGTCCATGTTCTTCAAACGTGTTAGTGGTGATGTCTCTAGAATGAAAGCTATCGTTATTTTCGTTACCCATAATATAGCTAATACGGGAGGGAGCAGGTGGTCGCCAGCAAAAATGTCAGACTGCGGTAATATGCTTCAGTATCAGGCCGGAACCAATATGGTAATCACACACCGTGGAAAGTGGGAAGTTCCAAAGGATTCTGGTCAGCATGTGGGTCAGGTAGCTAACTGGGTAATTAAAACTTCTGCCGCTGGCGGCATTCCAAATTCTACGGCAGAGGGCTGGATTAGATATGGAATCGGTATCGACGAAGCTCAGGAGGTGGCACAAATTGCTAGTGAATTTGCTATGATTAGCCGTAGCGGAGCTTGGTATACGATGAGCGCCTGTATTGACAATCAAGAAGATCCCGTAATTAAAAACTGGATTGTTGAAAACAATATAGAAGATGTTGAAAAGGCATTTAGATTTCAGGGTATGGAGAGGGTCGTGGTCTTCCTTGAAGAAAATCCAACTATTTGCGAATTTCTTTATGATCATATTAAAGAAGTATTAACATGAAAGTTATTGGACTCAATGGTTATGAGTATAATCTAGATCTTAAAAAATACACAAACAACCATAGAAGTAAATGTTCCTTACATCATCTGCACGCAAGAGAAATCATACAAGACATTTTTAATGGATACAATATTCTGGAAGAGGTAAAACTGCCCGGTTCAGTCAATCCTGCAAAAAAATCCGTTTTATACCTTGACTTTTTCATTCCGAATGTTAAAATAGGGGTTGAAGTTCACGGGGAACAGCATTTCAAATATGTGCCATTTTTCCACAAGAGTAAAGCTAATTTTCTATACTCGAAAGCTAGAGATAGAAATAAAGCTGAGTGGTGTAGCATTAACGACATAGAATTAATTGTTTTAAAATACAATGACTCAAGAGAGCACTGGAGAAATCAACTTGAATTTGGAAGATAGACTGCAACATTTTCTTACGGGTATTGATAATTATACTTCCTGCAAGAACTTATCGCCTACCAAATTTAGGACCGAATTCGCGGTAGCGGAGACTCTTTCCCTAGAAATGCTAGAGAAATTAACTCAAGACGAATGCTTTAATTACGCCTATATGTTATACCAATATGCTGATCATGTTGCTTCTGAGAAGGCATCCTGCGAAACTATTGTTCGCTGGTGTGAAAATAGCTTTAATAGTATTATATCTAATGAAATGGAGGATATAGCTCATGTTATAGCTAAACATGAAATCAAGGTGGCAACCATTTTAAAAACCAACGATTTAGCAAGAAAGATTAATGAGTGGAAACTTACTGCTGAAGGCAGATTAGAACCACTTAAAAGTAGAGAATATAACGTAAGAAGAAAGGCCGATATTTTAATTGAAAAAGGTAGAAGAAAATGAGTGAAGATATTATTAAGACGTTGTTAGAATCTTTAACGGATGAACAGAAAGCAAAACTCGTTCAAGAATTACTACAGTCAAATATTTCAAAAGATGAAGTTATAGTCAACGAGGAAGTTGTAACCTCAGTAGCTCCCCCTTGTGCTACAGTAAACGAGGATTTTACAGTCAATAGAGACATGAAGAATAGGAGTAATGCTGTGAAGTTTAGAAAAAATAATTGGGTGGACAGCGGCGAGAATCGTGATAATGATGTGGATTATGAACAGTTTGAAAAAACAAGGACACCAAGGCGTCGTGCAAAACCTAAAAAGAAAAATGTTGAATGCCATGTTTGTGGTAAGACATTCTCGGTGAACGAGAACCTAATTTACGGTGAATACACTAGATGTAACCAATGCACAGGACGGTAATATGGACTCCAAGCTTTCAGACATAGGTGCCGAGCGAGCTGTCTTGGCTGGCCTGTTCACCTACGGTCTTGAGTCATATGTAGAATTATGCGACTTAATTACCCACAATAGTTTCGCGCACCATAATAATCAGGTGATCTACAAATGTATTGAAAAGGTTATGCAGAATGAGGCAGAGGTCGATCTGCCAGCGATACTTTCCGCTGCTGGACAACTCAATCTTTCTGAAACTATTCAGACACAGCAAGAGTTAGAATATATCTCTTCCTTGATGGAATTTCCCGTTAAGAAAGACAATGTATTGCATTTTGCAGCGCAAATCAAAAAATTTGAATTTGCCAGAAAAGCCAAGTCTCTTTCAAAAAAGATCCAGAAAGATATTGATTCTATTAATGGTGATGAAACTATTGATGAAATCATGAATCTTATTGAAAACCCGTTAATGGATTTTCTTCGTGATGATGACATGGGTCAGAAACCAGAAAAGCTGGGCGATGACATTGATGAGTATCTAGAATTTCTTATCGAAAATAAGTGTGATCAAATTGGCTTGTCTAGTGGATTTCCCCGTTTCGATGCCGTTGTCGGAGGAGGTTTAAGACGTAAATGCGTTGACCTTGTAGCTGCACGTCCCGGTATTGGCAAGTCTGTATTTGCAGATAACGTAGCATTATATAATGCCCGTAAGGGTATTCCAATATTGATGTTGGACACTGAGATGTGTAAAGAAGACCATCTTAATAGAATCAGTTCTAATATTAGCGGAGTTCCGATTGAAGAAGTTGCTACGGGTAAATTTTCAGAGGATGATGAGAAGCTAATCAAAGTCAAGCAGGCGATGGACGAAATTAGAGATATTCCATACACCTACGTAAGCGTGTCTGGAGTTCCTTTTGAGACTATCATCAATATAATCAAACGGTGGATTATTCAAGAGGTTGGTCAAGATGAAAATGGTCATACCAATGATTGTCTCGTCGCGTATGATTATCTAAAATTGATGTCATCTAGTTCAATCACTCACAACATCCAAGAATATCAAGCCCTTGGATTTCAAATTACCAATCTGCACAATCTTGCGGTGAAGTTTGATTTTCCATGCCTAGCCTTTGTCCAACTGAACCGTGATGGTATTACAAGAGAATCTACAGATGCCGTGAGTGGCTCTGATAGACTTATTTGGTTATGTACTTCCTTCTCCATATTTAAATTAAAGTCCGCAGAAGAGCTTGCAGAGGACGGTCCAAATGCAGGAAATAGAAAGCTAGTCACTTTAAAGGCTAGACATGGAGCAGGATTGCTTG